CATTTGCAACGACACGGTTACCCGCCATTTTCGACGGTGTTATCATGGCCTTAGAAAGTGGAGCCGCATCATTTCCGGGGTTCGAAACATTGAACCGCGGTGGCATCACCTACCCGAAGTTGTTCTCCGGGATGGTGAAATGCGTACTTGATCACTCTAGACCCAAGCACGATCGTGTAGCTGCGTTGGAAGCGGTTTATCAGCTTTCATACGCGTTCAAAAAGCTGCAAGGTCCCTATCAACCAGAGGTACTCCGCAAACAGCTAGCGGAGTTCATAGAGGTAGATTCCTCGCTCCAAGATTTTGATTACTTGAGCGAACCTCTACGTGACATCACAAGCAGAGCTAGCGACATCATCACAGAAGTTCTGCAGGGATTAGATCCATTTGACCACGCGCAAGCGGAGATTTTTCTTCCGAAGCCGGGGCCAGGTGCATCCAACACCCCACGTCCGAAGTCAACGCGATTCGAAGCCCGCGTCGACTACCTCAGTATGAGCGAAGTCTTCAACTGGAGGGAGTGGTTTTCAGCTCCCTCCAGCCCCCCAAGACATGGGGGTTCACAGCGTTCGAGATGGATTTCGGACGACATGAAGGCGTTTTTCGCTAGGCCTCGATACAGCACGGCTTATGAATCACCGTGTGAAATAAAAGATGCAGCAACTGCTCGCTTTAAGTTCGTACCAAAAACGAATAAGAAGCCGCGGGGAATCTGCATCGAGGAATGTGAAACAATGTGGCTGCAACAAGGCCTGCGTCATGCCTTGGTAAAGAGGATAGAGTCGCACCCCATAACCAAAGGGTACGTAAACTTTACCTCACAGCAAATCAACAGGGATTTGGCGTTGCAGAGTTCTGCCGATCTGTCATCCGCGACGTTAGACATGTCGTCGGCAAGTGATAGAATACGTAGAGCACTCATCGCATTTCTACTTCGTAAGGTGGGAGCGCTCAGAGAAGCAATCCTGTCTTGTTCTACGGAAACTGTTGAGCTACCTACTGATTTTCCGCATGAGTTTGGGGAAAGTATCACCCTAAACAAGATTGCACCGATGGGTAGTGCTATTTGTTTCCCGATAATGGCCCTGACGCATTTTGCGTTAATTAAGGCGATTATCGAGCATTCTGTGGTCCCGCAGCGTTTTACGAGGAAAGTGTACGTCTACGGGGATGACATCATTGTCCCTTCAGATTGTGTCACAGCGATCTACGACTGGTTACCGTTGTACGGCATGAAGTTCAATACAGAAAAGAGCTTCGTCCAATCGCAATTCCGAGAGAGCTGCGGGTTACATGCCTATGAAGGCCATGAAATAACCCCCGTGCGTTTCAAGATAGCACGGTCTCATCTGCATCTTTCAGACGTACCCGGACTCCTTCGCCTCGAAGAGGCATTCTATAACAAGGGGTACCGAAAGACGGCTGAACGCATTCGTATCCAAGTGCAGCGTTGTGCGATACGGCATGGGATTTATTATTTCTATCCAGTATCACCGACGTCACAGCTTTTCGGTTTTTACCGAAAAGACGCGAGCCTGGACGAATTTGTCCAATCTGTTCCTGGCAAGTGGCACGAGGAGACTGATCTCGAAAAACCATGGTATCAGTGCCAACTGTATACCGTGCCTGTTCTAGTCGACGAAAAGGTGGTTTCACCTCCTTTAGTTGGCGAACGCGGGTACCTCCGGTGGTTAACCGAGGGCAGCCAGAGCGCGCCTGTTGTAGAAGACTGCCTACCAGACAAAAAACAAGTTGGTTGGCGTACGCTTCCTGAGTCATCGCTAGGGTACTCCCGTTCAGAAGAAGGGAGCCGTCCATGGGTAACCAATCCCGTA